ATCATGGTCATCAGATTGTTTCAAAAGCAAATGTGACCGTTAAAATTAATTAGAAACTAGGAGAAAAGATGATAACATTAAAATCAGCTCGTGAAATCGAAGCTATGGACAAGGCTGGTGATTTTCTCGCAAGCATTCATATCGGCTTACGTGATTTGATTAAGCCTGGCGTAGATATGTGGGAAGTTGAAGAGTATGTTCGCCGTCGTTGTAAAGAAGAAAATTTCCTTCCGCTTCAGATTGGGGTTGACGGTGCCATGATGGACTATCCTTATGCTACCTGTTGCTCTCTTAATGATGAAGTGGCTCACGCTTTCCCTCGTCATTATATCTTGAAAGATGGTGATTTGCTCAAGGTTGACATGGTTTTGGGAGGTCCAATTGCCAAATCTGATTTGAATGTCTCAAAATTAAACTTCAACAATGTTGAGCAAATGAAGAAATACACTCAGAGCTATTCTGGTGGTCTAGCAGACTCTTGTTGGGCTTATGCTGTAGGTACACCGTCCGAAGAAGTGAAAAACTTGATGGATGTAACCAAAGAAGCTATGTACAAGGGGATTGAACAAGCTGTTGTTGGGAACCGTATTGGTGATATTGGTGCAGCCATTCAGGAATACGCTGAAAGTCGTGGTTACGGGGTAGTGCGTGATTTGGTTGGTCATGGTGTTGGCCCAACCATGCACGAAGAACCAATGGTTCCGAACTATGGTATTGCTGGTCGTGGACTTCGTCTTCGTGAAGGAATGGTCTTGACTATTGAACCAATGATCAATACAGGCGATTGGGAAATTGATACAGATATGAAGACCGGCTGGGCCCATAAGACCATCGACGGTGGATTGTCATGTCAGTATGAACACCAATTCGTGATTACTAAGGATGGTCCGGTAATCTTGACTAGCCAGGGTGAAGAAGGGACTTATTAAAATAAGTAAAAGTAGATTGAAGAAAAAAGTGGCTCTTTGGACAATTTTTCTTCAATTTTTTCTTTTATCTATAGTGAAATGAAAAAAACGAACAACTTGATTGAGAAATTCAAATCAATTTCTAACAATGTTTTAAAAAACATAGTGTACTATTAAAGAGTTTGTTTCATATAATATAATGACAAAAACAGTTAACCGTAGCAAACTTGATACAAATTTTAACATTTATAGTACAATAGTACACAGCTTTCTAATCCCTTGAAATCAGTGGGTTTCTAGTGCGTTAACCAAAAGTGAATACGATATTGAATACGGCATGTTTTTTTAGCTGGAGCGGATGAAATCCATGAGCTGGTCAACAACTTCAACACGTTGATTATCATTGATATGGGTATACATATCAAGGGTGGTTTGAACATTATTGTGACCCAGCCTATCCGAAATGATTTTAGCTGTAATACCAGCTTCAAACAGGAGAGAAGCATGTGTATGTCTAAAGCCGTGAGGCGTAATTTTTTTTAGCTCATTGTGTTTACAAAAGAAGCTACTAAGCTTCACTTTCATAGTTGCAGTCAAAAGCCATTTCCCCTTGTTATTTGTAAATATATAATTCGAATCATGTTGGTATGCTTTACCAGCTTGAAAATATTCTTTTATCTGTTGACGTTTCCAGAGTTTTAATACATTCAGAGTTTCATTGTCTAAGGTAATAACCCTTTTACTCCTTTTGGTTTTAGGATCCTGGACGGTTTGTTCTTTGCCAATCATGACAGCTGTCCGAGAAATGTTCAATCGTTTATTTTCAAAGTCAACATCTGACCACATGAGTCCGATAGCTTCTCCAATCCTCAAACCAGTAAAAGCTAGTAAGTGATAAAAAGTATACTCTACAGGCTTACAATTTTCTTTGCAAACTTTAAGAAAATCTGTTAACTCCTGCTTTGTATAGTAGTTCTCTTTGACTTTTAAGGGCCTATTTTTAGGCTTGATAATCTTATCTAAGGGATTTGACTTAATGATGTCAATAGAAGTGGCATATTTGAAAATACGGCTAATGACAGAGTAGTAATTTGTGTAGAGGATATAGCGATTACTTAATTCGATAGCAACCTTCTGACAATAAGCTACAGTGATCTGCTGGATTTTCATATCTGTAAAATACAAGTCAATCATAACATCAAGTTTTATTTTAACACCTTGATAAGTTGTTGGTTTTACAGTACTTTTATAGCTAGAAAGCCACAAATCAGCGACTTCAGCGAAAGTAGGGTTCTGGAAATCTTCATTGTTTGAAAAACCATTCTCTTCAACGTCTAAAAGAAGGTCACGTTCGGCAGCCTTTGCCTCTTTAATGGTTTTAAAACCACGGCGTGTTGTGCGTTTTTCTTTTCCAGTAGCAGGGTCTATACCCAGATAGGTTTGAAAGAGATATCTAGTTTCTCCTTTTTTGGTAATATATTTTTTTATCATAAAAAGTCCTTTCTTTTCGATTGCTTGCCCGCATAGTTGAAAAGGTGTAGAACTTATGATAAACTATAGGTGTATTTTTTTATCATCCTTTCCATTGCTTGCTTGATGGAAAGTTGAATCCTCACACTCAGAGTCGCCAAACTTTGCGAGTGCGGGGATTTTTTTATTTTTTAAGTTCTTTTAACAATGAAATTATCTCTTCATTTTGTTGAATGATAATCTGATTTTGTTGTATTTGAACTTTTTCAAAAGCACCAGGACCGCTTGCATTTGCTAAAGCGATAGTTTTGCTACTTAGTATATTTCCGATGTATGCAGCTTGCTCAGGATATTTTTCAAGAATATGAATCATGTCATTTTCTTCAAAATATGGGATAGCATCCGCATAATATTTTTGTTTTTGAGTATCTTTTTTTGAAATTTTATCTTTTCCACCAAATAACGCCATAATATTTCCTCCGTTTATTTTTTTAGATATTTAATTAAGATATAAGATATTATTAGTCCAATAAAGAATGGCCCAATTTTTCCTTCAAACAGTAGAGATAGGGAAGCAAGTAAGAAGAGTAGACCGACACTAGATAATATAATGGATTTAATTGTAGGACTTTCTTTTTTTAGTGTTGTTTCAACTGAAGTAGTAAATTGAGTAGGAACAGCAACATTTAATGCGTTTTCTTCAATAGGGATAGTCGGTTTTGATAATTGTACTAAATCTGATTCTTTTTTCAATTCTAATTTATCGGATGTTAGCACAGGCTCAACATTTTTTTGTTTTTCTTTTTCTCGTAAATCCACTTCATGGACACCTAATACCAATTCAGAGCTTTCTTCCTCAGTCTTTTCATGTACCATATTTTCGATTGGAGTCGGTATGATTTCGTTACTTTCTTGTGGTATAGAATCAACATCTGACCTTAGCACAGATTCAACATTTCCTTGCTCTTCTTTTTCTCGTAAATCCACTTCATGGACACCTAATGCCAATTCAGAGTTTTCTTCATCAGTCTTTTCATGTACCACATTTTCGATTGGAGTCGTCGGTGAGATTTCATTACTTTCTTCTAGCGTAGAATCAATAACTGATAGATATATTTCAAAACCAATATCTAAGTCGTTATTAGTAATAACCTTATCGTTTAAATCATCCCACTCTTTGTATGGTCCACCTTTTATCTCTCCCTCTATTACAAAGTTATATTTTTTGTTATCAAAATATTTTCGTATTGTTTTAGCAACAGTCGCAGGAACATATCCTACATGATTATTAAATATCAAAACTTTTATAGCATTAGGATCATACTTATTATCTACTTCTGGAACAAGCTCAATATTGAAAAAGTCTAAATCTTGATATTTGAAAACCTTCAGACCATATTCTTCAAGTTCTTCCCTAAGTTCTTTAGTTGATAAATTGCTATAGTACTTTGCATATTCTGGGATTCCGTTATCTTCAGCAATTAGATTACAGGCTGCTTTAACCGCTTTTTTATATTTGGTTATACCAGCAACTCTAAACAGTATTTTCTCAACAGTCTTTTGCACAATTTCCTCCTCTAGCCAAATACCCACAATATCATTTAATTAACCAATGCTAGATATTCTTCCTTAACCATGATTTCATTTGTCATGGTTTTTAGATTGTAATAAGACATGAATTTGAGGTAATCAAACTCTGTGGGGTCATCTAAGCTTTCTAGTGCATCTTTTACGAGATGATGAATCATATTCCTATCAGCTTCGTTTTCACAGCGTAGGCGAGCGTTCTGGTACTCTGAGCGTGTGTGGTCTTTGTGTCCGAGTTCATGCAGTAGGACCTTAACCCTCTCTTTTTTGCTGAGTTTATTAGACAAGAAAGCTGTATTGGTTTCTTTTTCGTAAAATCCAAGTTCATCAGGTATTAGCTCGCCGTCAAAATCGACAATGCGAACCTGAAAATGACTTATAATTTCTTTTTCGGTCACTAAACAGTACCTCTAATCACCAGCTTCTTTGAGATAACCTTCAATGATAGACTGGATGATTTTCTTCTTTTCATCTGTTAATTCTCGGCCACCAAACATCATGACATTAGATGCCATTTCTTCAACATTCAGTGTCTTACCTTGCCAGGTGTACTCTTTGGAATTACCAGCGATTGCTGGGTTATCCGTGCGACCAAGTAAATAATCTGTGGACACGTTGAAGTAGTCAGCAATCATTGAAACTCGTTCAACATTTGGTGTGGATTTCTTCATGTTATAAATTGTATTTCTGCTAAAACCTAGTTTTTCTTCAAGTTTATTTAATGAAATACCTTGTTTGTCAGCCAATTCTTTTATTTTTTCAAATGTGAAAAACATTGATACATCAACCTTTCTAAGGCATGACAAAAAATATTTAATAAATTTACTACAAAACCGTTGACAAAGGTTAATAAATTTACTACAATAGTTTTTGTAAGCTAAAGAGTTAGCGAACAAGACAACTAAAAAATAAAGCCTAATGAAACTGATTGGCGTCCGTTTTCTAGGTAGAACCTTGCTTTTTAGTAGGTCTTTTCTCTATGTTTTGATTTTAATAAATTTATTTATCAATGTCAAGAAATTCGCTAACTTTTTAGATAATTTTTTAAAAGGAGGTCAGGGATGAACGAAGAAGACCTGAAAGAATTATTGGAACTCTTAGCGACAGATTATGGGCGAGGGTATCTAGATGGAGTAGTTGGGGGACTTTCAATGCTTTTGAAAATTTCAAAAGAAGCAGAGAAATATAGAAAGGAAAAATATGAGTAAAGAACTAAAGATAATCAAGGCTAAAATCAAAACTCGTTTGATTGAGCTTGATATGACTCAAACTGAGTTGGCAAAAAAAGTATTTGTCACACCATCGGTCATTTCAGAACTGCTGAAGTATGGCAAAGGAAGTGATTATGTGAAAGAAAAAGTCACAGATGTTCTAGGAATTGAGAATCCTTGGAGAAATCACTGAGAGGTCCATACATGCAAGCAAAAATAATACTGAATTGGCAGAAGAAAAATCACCAACTTAGTCAGATGATGATCGATAGTCTTGAGGGACTAGATGTTTGGGAAACTATTTTAACACTAGGAAAAGTAAGAAGAGGAACATTATGAACGAAATTTTTAATTTTCACGGGCAGGAAGTCCGTACTTTGACAATTGATGACGAACCTTGGTTCGTTGGGAAGGATATTGCAGATATCTTGGGATATGCAAATTCAAGAAAAGCAATTTTTGACCATGTAGATGATGACGATAAGACTGATGGGGTAACGATTCGTGACGCCATGGGTAGAAATCAAAACCCTATCATAATCAATGAATCTGGTCTCTACTCTCTTATCTTATCCAGCAAATTGCCTCAAGCAAAAGAGTTCAAGCGTTGGGTGACATCAGAGGTCTTGCCAGCTATTAGAAAACAAGGCGGATTTATCCGTGAGGATTTGGATGAAGATGCCTTCATTGCTCTATTTACTGGGCAAAAGAAATTGCGTGAGCAACAAGCGACCATGCTGGAAGATATTGACTACTTAAAGAGTGAGCAACCGATTCACCCAAGCTATGCTAAATCGCTACTGAAGAAGAGAAAGGCTCGAGTAGTCGCCTGTCTTGGTGGTATTGATAGTCCAGCTTATGCTGACAAGATTTTCGCTCAGTCAGTATTTAGACAAGCTGAGATTGACTTTAAAGACCACTTCAACATTAGTCGCTATGACTTGCTACCGAAAAAGTTTGCAGATGCAGCCTTGGCCTACTGGATGACTTGGGAGCCAAGCACCAATACTAAGATGAAGATTATGGAACTGAACGCTTTTAGTCAAGCGTAGGGAGGGGAAAATGAGACCAAGACGATATCCGTATAGAGGAAAAAAAGAGTCCACCTTTGTAAAGGCAGACCCTGAGTTAGTAAAAAGATTCTTAAGAAATACTAGTTTTCTTGAGCGTTTACAGAAAAAATCTATCAATTTCAGATTTAATTATAGCAGAAAGATAGACAGAAAAAATAGAAAGGAAGACAGAGGGATGGCAAAACTGAATATCTCTTTAAGAAGTACGTCTGTAGATGAAGCTATTGGAAAAATAGCTCGCATTAAAGAAGCACATCCAGAAGATGTGCTCCAAATAGATGTTACGATTCTGGATGATCATCTTTTAAATTCGTAACAGTTTCATAGAATCGCTTGTAGAATTGTTCAATGGCTTCTTCTGTTAATCCAGACTTTGGAACACTATGTGCAACTCGAGTATTAAAGTGTTCGACGGTAATTTTTGTAAGTTCTAAAGCGATTTCTTTGTCAGATAGTGTCATTAAATCTCCTCCTTTCTATGGAAACTTTGACTAAAACGGTGAGAGGTCATATTCAAAGTTATTATAGCAAACTAGGAGAAAACGACATCGGTCTTGAGACTGATATAGGAGGTTGAATGGAAGATAAAGTCATTGAACTTGCTGATTACTTCATCAGCGAAAATACAACGTACAGAGAAGCTAAGATAGCGTGTGAGAAGCTATTGAAACAAGTCAGCCATGAGATTGAACTCAGGGCTATGGAAAGTGAAACAGTTTGACAACAACGCAAAAAAGCACCTGACAGTAATCAGGCGCACACTTAAATAATTAAAACCATTATATCACAAAAATGCTTGCCCGCATAGTTGAGAGGATGTAGAAAATGGAAGGGATAACGTTACAATTACGATTGGACGGCGAAAGTGCTGAATTATTCACAAACCAATTACTGGCCTTTGCTGAAAAGCAAGTCAAGGAGCAGTTAGAGAATGATCGCATGCCAATCAATCAACAAGCTTTGATGAAGAAGTTTGGCTTCACTCATGCCTATATTAAGAAGTTAGAACGTAAAGGATTGAAATTTCGTAAGCAAGGGAAGGATATTATGTACGATGTCAATGATGTTTATGAGATTTTGGAATTAGAAAAAGAAGTACGAAAATTAAGAGCATAAGGAGATAAAAATGTTTGAACCACCGATTTTAAATCAATTAATGGGAGTAGGAGGTTTACTGATTGGATTTGCAGGGGCTTGCCGTCATATCAAATTGCAGGAGCAACGCAAGGAAGAAGAAAGACGAGAAGATCAAGAATTTGCGTCTATGATTATCCAAGGCTACAATCACGCATTCGAACGTGGTAGAGAGGACAAATGGCAAGAGATTCGCAAGAATATCCGTCGTCCATTTCCTGGCTTTACCTATGACAACGAACCGCCTGTAGGATTGCGCCCTGATCCATTAGCTTTGCCAGAACCTAAACAGTCTGCAATCAGACTTTTGTAATGAGGAGGTCAGGAATGGAAGAATTGATTGAATGGCTGGATAACCTGATTATGATTGTTAAAGAGCTGGAAGGCAGGGAATCAACTTCAAGACATTTTATTACGATATGGGAAAACGATTATAAAAATCTATTACTAGTCAAAGAATACCTAACAGACTATGAAAAACTAGCTAAGGACTATCGTCATGTGGAGCTTAAAAATAAGCTGCTAAAGATTGAAAAAATGGAGCTGGAAGGCAGGTACATCTATGAAGATATGCGGATGAAGTACCGTGCCAACCGTAGGAAGTGGGGGGCTCGGTATGTCTGAAATCAAGTGGATAAAAATCACAACAGATATTTTTGACGATGAAAAGATTTGTTTGATTGACGCCTTGCCTGATCCTGATGCCATCTTAGTGATATGGTTCAAGATTTTGACACTTGCTGGAAAACATAACAGTAATGGTTTGTTGATGATGACTGATAAGGTTCACTATACAGATGAAATGTTAGCTACTATTTTTCGTAGACCATTGAATACAGTAAGAATGGCTATTGGAGTTTTTGAACAGTTTGGGATGATTGAGATTATCGATGGAATCATTAGCTTGCCAAATTGGGAAAAACATCAAAACGTTGACGGAATGGAGAAAATCAAGGAACAGACACGTAACCGTGTAGCAAAATACCGTAAAAAACAGAAAAATCTTGCTCTTGGTAACGTTACAGGTAACGCTACAGTAACGGACGGTAACGCACTAGAAGAAGATAAGAATAAGAATAGATTAGATAAAGATAAGAAAAGAATAACTACTACTAATAGTAGTGGTAGTGAAGAAAATATCTTAGAACTTTTTCAATCTGAATTTCGCAGACTCTTATCTGGATTTGAGATTGAAGAAATCAACCATCTACTAAATGAGAATGATGTGGATTTGGTAAAGGAAGCACTGAAGACTGCAATCAACTCAGGAAAGCCTAATATCAAATACATAGGTGGTATTTTAAGAAATTGGCAGATGAACAATGTCACGACTGTGGAGCAGGTTCGCCAATCCGAAAAGAAAAACAAGGATAAAACATCGGAACAGGAGGCTAAGGACGAATGGGGGTACTAGAACTGATTGAGCAATTCGAGATAGACTACTATCCGTTAAGCTACGAGAAGAAAACTCTTTTAGCCAACCAGCCAATTCATCAAGTGATTGCCTGCTTGTCTGAAATGGCCAGCTGGCAGGAATGCGGAGGTCGTCTTTCATGGTAGAGAATGTGTTTGAGGAAATTGCCTTATCTTATCACAGGAATACAGAACAACAAGAAGAGTTCTGCGAAAAGCATAACATTCCCTTGATAAAGATATTGAGGACCGAGAGTGTTGTATGTCGTATGTGTGAATCTGAGCGGATCCATGAAGAAAATCAGGCAAGAGTGAATGAACTGGCTAACGCTGAGAATGAGCGAGAAAGGAAATACTATCTAGAAAAGTTCTCTCTTTACGATGAGGTTTTAAAAAATGCGACTTTGGACAATTTTGAGACACCAACCGAAAAAGAAGCGGAAAAGCTAGCTTTTGCGAAGAGAATTTGTCGTGAGTGGTCCGAGGGTGCTAGGAACAACATTGTACTTCAGGGAGAAGCTGGAACTGGCAAAAGTCATTTGGCTTTTGCTATGGTAAAAGCTTTATCTGAGTACACGAAAGAGATTGCTATTTTCATCAACGTGACTGACTTGTTAATGAAAATCAAGGCGGACTTTAGTCAGGAAGAGTTTCTGGTCAATAAAATTGCGAGTGCCAAGTTTTTGGTCTTGGATGATTTGGGGATGGAAAAGGATAGTGAGTGGTCGTTTACTATTCTCTACAATATCCTGAATAAGCGCTCAAATACAATCATTACCACGAATTTGATTTCTGCTGATATTCAGAAAAGATATGGCAGACCCTTCATGTCCAGACTGATGAAGGGTGTGGATAAAGACCATTTGATGGTTTTCAATGATTTGACAAACAAGCGGAAGCAATATTTCTAGAATGGAGGTGGCTGATGTTTATTTTAAAGCATGGGACAAGAGAGGATAAGCCGTTTCTGAGGTCCGTGGTTATTGGAGTGACTGGCTTGGACATTTCATGTTCTGAGGAGAAGAAAGCATTGCGGTTTGTTTCTCGGGCGGCAGCCTTACAGGTTGGAAAGGCTTTGAGGGGTTCCTTTGGGAATTTCTATCCAGTTGAGGTGAAGGGATGATGAAATTCTTAAATGGTGACTGCATGGACATCATGAAACAATATCCTGATAATTACTTCGACCTAGCTATTGTTGATCCACCATATTTTTCTGGTCCAGAAAAAAGGAAATTTTACGGACGGAAAATCAGTCCAATAGGTGTAAGCAGACTCTATGGCGAAATCTCAGAGTGGAAAATTCCAAACAGAGATTATTTTGATGAACTTTTCAGGGTATCTAAAAATCAAATTATTTGGGGTGTGAACTACTTCGACTATTCTTTTGGTTCTGGCCGTATTGTGTGGGACAAAGTTAATGGTCAATCAAGTTTTTCAGATTGTGAGATAGCGTACTGCAGTTATCATGATAGTACTCGGCTATTTCGTTACATGTGGAATGGTATGATGCAAGGTAAATCAATCTCTGAAGGTCATATACAACAAGGAAATAAGGCATTGAATGAGGTTAGAATCCATCCGACACAAAAACCAGTCAACCTTTACCTTTGGTTATTGCAAACTTACGCAAAAGAAGGCGATAAAATACTTGATACTCACGTCGGTTCAGCAAGTAGCTTGATTGCTTGCGGAGAGCTAGGATTTGACTATGTTGGATGCGAGATTGATAAAAGTATTTTCAACCTCGCTCAACAGAGACTTGATGCTTATGAGAAGCAGTTGAAGTTATTTTAGGAGGTATTGATGTTAAATCTTTACTTCGTCTACAACGGGCACTGCAAGTTTTACCTTGGAACGTTTGACAATGTCGATGAACTCATTGAGCAGATGGAAGACCATCAATGGGCGTTCTCGGCTATCACTCATCCAAGGTTTCAAAAGCACATTGGTCAGCGGACGACACGGTTTGACTACGGTTCTAAGGATTGTTACTATTTAGCGACTTTTTCAGGAGGAGAAGAAAAAGAATAAAGAATTAAGAAAGAAAATGGAGGAGTTGGAAGATGATGGAAGATTTAAAGCAAAAAGTTAATGCAGTATACAACTGGACGGTAGAAGACGGGAAACCCAAACCTCCCAAGCAATATTTACCACAAGCAGTGAGAGACCGGGCGGACTATTTTTGGGAAATGGCAGAAGATGGTATGACGTTTATGGGAGTGATGGAATGCATCTTCGCTGATGAAAAGCCTACCGACTATGATTTGGGAGCTACTAAGGGTTGGTTGCCAAAATCTAAGGAGTTTGATGATTGGATTGGCTATGCGCCAAGCATGGCTCAGGTAGTTATTGCAGTTTATTTGATTTATAGAGGAAACTAAGATGAATGTACAGCGATTGATTGATAAATTTGAAGAACGAAAAACAATAATTGGCAATTTTCAAGGTTATGCAGTTTGGTGGGAAGATGTTAAAGAAATCCTTGAACAACTAGACGAACCAGAAAAAGTCAAAGTTCCGCAGTGTGTTCATAAATATATTCAAGAAGCCAAAGAATATAATTGGGACTTGCAAGATTTAATGAAGTCTATAGATGATGAAGATAGGAATGACCTTCAAAGATGGTTTTATCACGAATGTAATCAAGAAACACTTGCTCGTGCATGGCTTGACGGCTACGAGGTCGAGAAAGAGAAGCGGTATCGGGTTAAGATTAAAGGGAATATTAAAGAAAATATGTTGGTTTATGGAGAACTTTTGGAAAGGTATTACTTTACAAAAAGCCTTAGTTTAGACAATGCTATATATTCCCACACACGCAAACAACTAGAAAAAGCAGGCTTCGGCTGGGTTTTCGATTGTGAGGGTATTGAGATTGAGGAGGTGGAATAAATGGAAAATTTAATGTTCTGGGGAATGTTTATTGCTTGTTTGCTGATTTCGGCTATGACATTTTATATTATGCACTCTCAAGCGATGGTCAATAGAGATTTGGAAAGAAAATACTATGACCTAAAACAAGAACTTTTAAGAGTTTTTGGTTGGGAAGAATATGACTGGGCGAATAATTTTAGGGATTATGCTCGCAAAGTTGAAGGACTTATAAAGTTTAAAAAAGAAATTGAACAACTTGAAATTATTAAAAAAGCATTAGAAGTCAAAAGTTTGGAAGAATTGCAGAAGAAGAAAGAACAGATTGAAAGTGTAATCAAAACGTTAGAAAAATGAGGAGGTGGAGTGATGGCTAGAAAGGTACAAACAACGCTTACCAAAGATATGTATGACCATGTCGAAGCCGTAAAAGAATATGGTGGTTATAGAAGCATATCAGAAGTGGTCAATAAAGCACTTGAAAAGTTAGTAAATGAACATGCCTACAATGAAATATATAAATATTATTTGCAAAAAGTAAGAGATGGAAGAAATGAGGTTACAGAATGAAACGTTTTATCGCAATATGGATATTATTATCTGCTGGATTGAATATTTGGCAGAGTATCCACATTAAAAAACTAGAAGCAAAGCGTCCGATTGTCGTTTATAAAGCTGACAATCAAGGCGCAGAAATCAAAGGCAGAGTCTTACAAAAGGAGAAGATTGGCGACATGCACACTATCACAGTACAAAATTACGGAGTGTTCGTAGTTACTAAAACAAACTATGAATCTCTAAAAATAGGAGATGAGGTAAGATTGTAATGACAAAGTACAAGAAACCAACTTACATCATCATTCAGGAAGCAATGGCAGAGCGCATTAGATTTCTGGAAGATGAACTATATGAAAGGGCCTATAAGGATATTGAGAAACTAGAAGCTCAAAATGATTTCTTAAAAGTTCTTTGTAACAATCAACTTGAAATTATCATGGATTATGAATGGAAGCAGATGCAAGAGCAGGCTATATTCATAAAAGCTAATACTAGAAAGTGGAGAGCAAGATGAAGCTAAGATTGAAAGAACTTAGAGAGGACCTATGTATCTCTGTCAAAGATATGGCCAGAGATACAGGTGTCTCTCAAAACACAATTCATTTGTACGAGCGAGGTGGATATCCGTCCATTAAGCAAATTGAAATGATTGCTAAAACCTATGATGTAAACCCTGCGTGGCTTGTTGGGTGGATAGATGATGAAATGATGCCTGGAGTCCAGGTCGTTGAGAAAGTTGTCTATAAAGAAAGTCCAACAGCAAGATTGCCAGATTATTTCAACAACAATAACGATGGTAAGATTATCAAGTGGAAGCAGTCACGAAGATATCGAGGGGGTAGGAATTGAAGAAATTAAGCGATGAAGAACTCAAAACGTTAGACAGAGAACTTTTCAAATTTCAAAACATTCAACGCACAATAGACTTAAGAAGGCTAGAATTAGAAACCAGAAACCCAGATACTCAAAGCGGACCTACTGTAGGAATAAGCAAACCTACCGAAACTATCGCAATCAGAATCGCAGATGATCCGACTTTAAAATTTCTTGAAGGATTTAAAGGGATTATTAACAAACTCTTAAGCAATCTAGTTGATGAAGACAAAGAAATCTTTAATTTACGTTGGAAATATCCTCAACTGAGATGGGAAGAAATAGCAGAACAGAAATTCATGAGTAGAGCTACAATCTATCGACGTAGAAGGATTATCTTAGAACAGTACGCTATTTTGAAAGGTGAGTTGTAAATAAGATTGAGACAAAAGACATCTTGAAGTCTCACAAAAAAAGATCTATTATGATAGCATGAACTTCTGAAATAAAAACACAAATCACATGTTGGAGTCATCCTATTTTTTCCAGAAAAGTTGTTTAACAGAGGAACATCATGAGTCAGCAACCAGCTGGCTTTTTGTTTTGTAGAAAGGAGGCAGTTATGGAATTTGTATCACCGATAAAAGAGAACGATGATATACAAGCTATGAAAGATTATCTCAGAGAATGGAATGAGATGTATTATATGCTATTCATCACAGGTCTGAATACTGGATTGAGAGTTGGAGATATTCTCACTTTAAAAGTTAAAGATGTTCAGGGTTGGCACATCAAGCTGAGAGAACGGAAGACTGGCAAGCAGATAACAAGGCGGATGACAAAAGAACTCAAGAAAGAAATGAGAAGATATGTCGAAGATAAACCATTCCATCATTTTCTATTCAAGAGTAGGCAAGGGAAAAATAAAGCAATCACTCGTGAGAGAGCCTATCAAATTATTCACGAGGCTGCTGAAGAGCTTGGCATTGATAATGTCGGCACACATACAATGCGCAAGACATTCGGCTATAAATATTACAATAAGACAAAGGACGTAGGAACATTACAGAAAATGTTCAATCACTCATCACCTGCAATTACCCTGAGATACATAGGGATAGAACAAGCAGAGCTTGATGACGCACTACGGAACTTTGTCATTTAATTTTTTTAGATATTACTTTCACATAATGAGTTAAGCATAAACTAAAAAAATGAAACTCTTCAAAACCCATGCTTAGTAAGGGTTTGAGATTTAGAGTGAGTTTAACAAAATATAAGATATGTGAAAGTGAGGGATAAAATTGGTATAGTTACAGGAGGTAGAAAATGATAAAAGAATACCGTGATGATTTTCTTGGAAGAAAGGCCTTCGAGAAATTAAATAAAGATATTGATGCGAATCCTGGCGTTGGCTTTGAAATTGTTGGATATACTCAAACAGCATTTGTAAATGGAATGCATATACCGTTAACAGCCATACTAGTAAAATGGGGTAATTTTTTTAAAGAATCAGAATGAGACAAAAGACATCTTGAAGTCTCACAAAAAAAGGTTTATTATGGTAGCATAGATTTCTTGTATGAGATGGGATAGGTCAAGAGCCTGTCCTTTTGTTTTGCAAAGGAGTATATATCATGTACAACAAACCAGTCAGACAGAGCTTGAAGACAAGGAAGTGGTACAAGTTCCGTGACAAGGTCATGAGACAACACGATTACCTTTGCCAAGAAAGTCTAAGATATGGGCAGTCAGTTCCAGCTGAAATGGTTCATCATATTTACCCAGTGTCTGAGTATCCAGAGTTGGAATATGTATCTTGGAATTGTTTGCCGCTGACCAACCGCAAACATAATACGTTCCATGACCGCAACAACGATAAGATAATCGGAAATGGAATTTATTGGCAGAAGAAAAGAAAAAAAGAATTTTTAAATTTTTTCAAAAACAAAAATGAAAAATGAAAAAAATTTTTTATCCCCCCCCACTTCAAAAAAAATTTTTCGAAGCCTCTGGGAACCGGTGAAGGGAACTTTTTCCAAGTCGGGGGCCTTTAAACAAAAAGGGGATAAAAACTAAGCGATTTTGACGGAAGGAGGTAGTTTTTGGCTAAACCAATTACAGCAAAGTCGATTAAGTCAAAAGTGGTCAAGCAGATGAAAGATTTGGGCACTTATCGTAAAGAGTTCGAAATGATCATTGACATTTTTGCAGGTATGTTATACCAGTATCAGAAACTTGCTCAAGATTATGCTGATATGGGATATCCAGTGACAGATACCTACGTCAACAAGGCTGGTGCAGAGAATGAGCGCAAAGTTCCAATCTTAACAGCAATGGAAATACTCCGGAAAGACATCTTGAGTTACTCTAATCAGTTGATGATGAATCCGAAATCTCTCGGTGAGGTGGTTGAACAAGAAGGAGAGTCACCTTTAGCGGAAGTCTTGAAGTTCAAGAATGAAATCAAGAAGAAAAGAGTAATCGGAAATGGGTAATCTTGATAAAGCGAAAGAATACGCTCAACACGTCTTAACTCACCAAGAGGAACATTGCGAGGAGAATATTCTTGCTGCTGAACGTTTTTTTCGTGATTTAGAAAATCCTGCTTTTGAGATGGATGAGGATATGGTGGATTTTGTTATTCACTTTATCGAGAACGTGATAGTTCATCAGCAGGGCGATGATATGTTTGCGGTGTCTATCCGTAATAAGCCATTGCTTCTGCAACCGTGGCAACATTTCGTTGTGGTTAATCTGTTTGGGTTTTACTATAAGGGGACGAATGAGCGCAGGTTCAAAGAAGCGCTTATCATGCTTGCTCGGAAGAATGGAAAGACTTCGTTTACTGCTGCAATTGCACTTGCCTATCAGATTCTGGACACGGATAGCGGTTCAAAATGCTACATCGTGGCAAACTCTGTTAAGCAAGCGATGGAAGCTTTTGGATTCTTGAAGTTTAATGTGGAGCGATGGAATGACAAGAACATTCGTATCAAGGATAACAACCAGGAACACTCAATCACTGCTAATTTTGGTATCGAGGGTTCTTTCTTTATCCAGGCACTGGCCAACGATGAAAGCCGTTTGGACTCTTTGAACGGGAATGTTATCATCTTGGATGAAGCTCATACAATGAGGAACAGTAAGAAATATGGTCTTATGAAGAAAACAATGTCAGCATACCGGAACAGTATGCTTTTTGTTATCTCTACGGCTGGTGATATTCCTACTGGATTCCTTGCTAACCGTCTGAAATATTGTCAAAAGGTCCTTAAGCAATTGGTCAAGGATGATTCCTTGTTCATGTTTATCTGTAAAGCTGACCAGACGACTGATGGAGACGTGGGCGATTACCTGGACGAGAATGTGCTTAAGAAAGCCAACCCATCGTGGGGTGTGACGGTATCGCTCAAAGCTCTGAGAGAAGAAGCTGAGCAGGCTATGAATGATCCTCAGACTCGAAACGAGTTTTTCAATAAGACCCTGAATATCTTCACTAACTCTATGAACGCTTATTTCAATCCTGATGAGTTTATTGCGTCGGATAGTTGCTACGATTGGAGTTTAGAAGAGCTGGCACGTTTACCGATTCGTTGGTATGGTGGTGCGGACTTGTCAAGATTACATGACTTAACAGCAGCTGCTCTCTACGGTGTCTATAATGACGGTGAGAAAGATGTTGATATCTGTATCACACATGCTTTCTTTCCTCGGATTAACGCTCAGAAGAAGGCTAACGATGATGGGATTCCACTTTTTGGGTGGAAGTCCGATGGTTGGTTGACGATGAGCAACACTCCAACGGTTCTCTATGATGATATCGTCAAATGGTTCATCAGTATGCGTGAGCGTGGATTTAAAATCCAAGCTGTGGGGATGGATAGGAAGTTTGGTCGTGAGTTTTTAGCCAAGATGAAAAAGGCTAAGTTTAAGATGATTGACCAGCCTCAGTTATTCTATCTGAAATCTGAGGGGTTCAGACGGATTGAGTTCAAAGTCAAGAACAAGGAATTTTACTATCTTCATTCTGACGCTTATGAATACTGTGTGAGCAATGTTAGAGCGATTGAAAAGGTGGATGACGCTGTGCAATATGAAAAATTGGACGGAGACGGTGGTACTGCAAGGATTGACTTGTTTGATGCCAGCGTCTTTGCTTGTATACAGGCTCTTGCTAATCTTGGTAAGGGTGGCGATGTGATGAGATTCTTTGATTAGAGAGAAAGGAGGTGAGGGAACATGGGTATTTTTGAAAAGTTTTGGAAACGAAACAAGCCAAGTAAACCAATCAACATGCTGAGTCATTCAGATTTAGGATTGTCAAACCTGATGGATTCTTATGTACCTTTGGCCAGAAATCCAGATGTGGTGACAGCGGTTAATAAGATTGCTGATTTGGTCTCTAATATGACCATCCACCTAATGGAAAATACGGATAAAGGTGATATCAGAATTCGTGATGGGCTTGCTAGAAAGATTGACATCAATCCCTGCGAACATATGACAAGGAAGTCATGGATTTTCAAGATTGTGCGCGATTTGCTTCTATACGGCGATGGAAATTCTGTCTTACATGTGGAATATGAACCTGTTACGGATTATATTTCCAATCTAAGACCATTTCCGATGAGAGAAGTTTCGTTCCAAACAGATAAGGATTCCTATGTAATCTCATTTAGGGGTGAAGAGTATTCCCCTGATGAAGTAGTCCACTTTGTCATCAATCCAGATCCAGATATTCCATACATTGGTACTGGTTTTAGGGTGACGTTGACAGATGTGGTTCAAAGTTTGAACATGGCTACTAAGACTAAAAAAAGCTTTATGAACGGTAAGAACATTCCTAGTCTTATCGTTAAAGTAGACTCGTCCAGTGCTGAACTAGATTCGGAGCAAGGGCGTGAGCGTATCGCTGAGAAGTATTTGAGTACTAGCAGGGTTGGCGCTCCATGGATTGTTCCAGAGGCATTACTGGACATCCAGCAGGTAAAACCGCTTAGTCTCACGGATATCGCTTTAAACGAGTCTGTGGAATTGGACAAAAGAACAGTTGCAGGTCTATTAGGAGTACCTGCTTTTATTTTGGGCGTGGGAGAGTTCAACAAGACAGAGTATAACAACTTTGTAAATACGACTGTCATGAGTATCGCTACCACTATTACTCAAACACTAACCAGAGACTTACTTTTGTCTAGTAATCGTTACTTCAAGCTAAATCCTCGCTCACTCTTCTCTTACAACATTACAGAGTTGTCTGAGGTTGCACGTCAAATGACAAACAGTACTGCAATGCGTCGTAATGAGTGGAGAGATTGGCTTGGTATGACTCCTGATCCTGAGATGGAAGAGTTGATTGTCCTTGAGAACTTTATCCCTCAAGAGAAGATAGGAGACCAAAATAAATTGAAAGGAGGTGAGGAAGAGAATGCAGAAACGGAATAGTTATCGTGCCACTCAATTTCAAACGAGAGAAGACGACTCTGGTGATTTGATTTTGAGTGGCTACTTTATCAAGTTTGACGAGGAGACGGAATTGTGGCCAGGCTACTGTGAAGTTATCAAGCGTGCTGGAGTTGAGAAAGCTATCAAAGACGCTGATATCAGAGCTTTATTTAACCACGATGATAGTCTTGTTCTCGGTCGAACAGGTAACGGAACTCTGACACTGGGTGTTGATGATGTTGGTCTTTTTGGAGACATCATCATTAACAAGGATGATCCTCAAGCTGTTGGAGCCTATGCCCGTGTCAAGCGTGGAGATGTTATCGGATGTAGCTTTGGCTTTATCCCGATAAAAATCGAAACAGAGGAACGTGAAGATGGTTCGTATCTGGACACTGTCTTAGAACTAGAAATCTTTGAAGTGAGCCCATGTACTTTCCCAGCCTATCCACAAACGGAAATTGCTGCACGACAAAAAGACTTTGAAAGTCAGAGCCGTGCTAATCGTGAAGCGCTAGATAAGCGCAAGAAAGAAATTAAGGAGAAATTTAAGCTATGAATAAGGCGTTAATCTTTGGTGCTCGTATGCGAGCAAAAGCAACTAAGGTAGTTGAGTTGGAAGAAACTATCGAAGAATTGAACAAACGTTCTGTTGTTGAGTTAGAAAAGTTGGATCGTGCTGAAACTGATGAAGAAGTTTCAGCAGTTGAAAAGACTGTGGATGATCTTCAAAAGGAAATTGAAGAAAAAGAAGCTGAAAAAGCGCAGTTGGAAAAAGAAATTGACGAGTTGGAAAAACAAATCGAGGAGCAAAATCGTAAAGCACCGACTTACCCAAGTAAAGAAAAGCGTGGAGGACAGAAATTGGAACAACGTGACGCAATCGCTAAATACATTCGTACTGGTCAAACTCGTGACATCGTAGGTTTGAAAACTACTGATTCAGGAAGCGCAGCTCTGATTCCTACTGAAGTTTTGAAACCTCATTTTGTCAATAAAACACGTAATCCACTTTTGGATCTTGTGGAACGTGTGAAAGTTAACAGTAGATCTGGTAAATATCCAGTTATCAAGAAAACGGATGGTGTAATGGTTTCAACAGATGAATTGAAATCAAATCCAGAACTTGGAAAACCAGCAATTAGCGAGATTGATTATTCAATCAAGACTTACCGTGGATATGTCCCTGTGTCACAAGAAATGATTGACGATGCAGACTATGACATCATGTCCATTGTTGAAGACGAAGTGTTTAATCAAGGTGAAAACACTGAATTGTCATTAGTTGCAGCTGTCCTCAAAGAAGCCACCCAGGCAGATGCGGCTGGATTTGATGGTATTAAAGACATCTACAATAAGAAGCTTAAATCAATTTATAAAGCAAGCATCGTTGTAACTAAGTCAATGTTTGCCGCACTTGATAAGGTGAAGGACAAAGATGGACGCTACATGCTTCAAACTGATGTGGCTTCACCTACTGGCTATTCATTTGGTGGAAAAACAATCTACAAAGTAGATGACACAGTGTTTGGAAACGAAGGAGATATGAAATTCTTCATCGGGGATGTCACTGAGTTCGTCAAAGAGTTTGACCGTGCTCAAGTATCCGTTAAGTGGGTGAACAATGATATTTACGGACAATTGCTTGGACTTTTTATCCGTTTGGATATTAAAAAAGTAGATGACGAAGCTGGGTTCTTCGGAACATACACTGACGCTGCAGGGTAAGGAGGGAACTGATGGCTTATCAAGTAATCCGTCCTTTTAAGGATTTGAGAGACCCTCAACAATATGAATATCAAATCGGGGATATTTATCCCCGAACAGGATATAAGAGCACCAAGGCCTTCATTCAAGAGTTGTTAGATGGGTCAAATAGTGCAGGATCTATTTTCTTGACTAAAATCGATGATTTCGATATTTCTGAAGGAGAAACAGAACCTCAAGAACCTGAAGAGGAAGAAGAGGAGTAGTTATGGACAATGCTCAATTATTAGAATTACTAAAACTAAAATTGGGTATAGCAACAAATCTACGTGATAAGCCTTTGGAGAAAATCATCGAAGCTGTCATAACTGAACTGGAAGATAATTTGGGAGTTTCGCTTGAATCAGAAAACGCTGAACACCAAATGTTTGTAGTTGATTTTGCAGCCTTTCGCTATGAGGGTGGAGTGGATATGCCACGCCACCTTTTATGGCGATTGCATAATTTGAAATTGAGGTAAGTCATGGCATGGAACAATGAGATTACATTGATCTCAAGGATTAAAACAGGATTAGATAAATTGCACCAGCCTCTATTTGAGGAGAAACGATTGACTATTTTGTGTCGCAAGCGTTCCATTACTCGTTCTGAATTTTATCAGGCTAGTCAGGTCGGACTTAGACCAAGCCTTATCCTCGATATTCATAGTTTTGAGTATAACAACGAGGAAGAAGCGGAATTTAATGGGAAACGGTATCGTATTCTCAAAACATTTCCGATTAGCTTAGAAATTTTGGAGCTGACCTTGATGGAGGAATTGCCATGAGTGTAACAGGTGACCTTTCAGCAGAAATCGCTAAAGCACTGAGCGAATATTCTAGTGAGTTAGAAGATGAGATTGACACTATCGCACAAGAGTTAGGTGATGAAGCTGTTGCGACTTTGAAAGCGACAAGCCCAAAGAATAAAGGAAAGTATGGAAGAGGATGGCGTCTTAAGAAAAACGCAAAAGGCTCATACGTGATCCATAATGCTACAGGCTATCAATTGACACACCTACTTGAAAATGGCCATGTTTTAAGAAATGGTGGTCGTAGTCGTGCTATCCCTCATATCCAACCTGTAGAAGAAAAGCTAATCAATTCCTTTGAACGTAAAGTTAAGGAGGCTATTCAAAAATGAAATTATCTGACCTTGTCGATATTCTAAGTCAAGCGAATCTACCTATAGCCTATCGTGCGTTTGAAACTGGACACGTTCCTCAAACACCTTACCTTATCTACTTTGAATCACATCCAGATATCAAGAGAGCAGATGATGGTCAGGAATACCAGATTAAATCCGTGACTGTAGAGCTTATCTTTGGGCGTAAAGACGAAGATTTGGAAGAGACCTTGGAAGAGTTGTTGTCTAAATATCAACTTGTTTTTGAGGTGTCAGAAGAAAGCTATATCCCGACAGAAAGGCTATCTGTCAAGCCTTATACTGTTTATTTGTACTAAAGGAGAAGAAGATGACAAAAACAGAAAATAAAGTAACCTTTGGATTGAAAAACGTGCATATCGCACCAATCGAAACTATCAATGGGGAAACAAATATCATTAGCTACGGGAAAATTTTCCGTTTCCCTGGAGCGATGAACTTGGAGCTAGAACCAAAAGGAGAATCGAAAGCAATTCCAGCCGACGATGTGGACTACCACTTCATGAACTCAAACGAAGGGTATGAAGGGAAATTGAAAGTACCTCATATCACAGAAGAGTTTGCGACGAAAATTCTAGGAGAACTCAAGGATGATCAAACAGGAGTGTTGACTGAAAAAGGCGATGCTTCAACTAAACCGTTTGCGATTATGTTTGAATTTTCAGGAGATCAAAACAAGACTCGCTACGTTCTCTATTACTGCTCTGCTAGTCGTCCATCGAACGGCTCTGCTACTAAGAGCGGAACAACTGTCAATGAGCGTGAACTTAGCTTCAAAGCTTCACCACGTCCGCTTGATAGCGTAGTGAAACGTTCCATTACGTCTGCAGACAAGAAAGAAGTGTATGACGCTTGGTTTACTAGCGTTTATGAGCCAACATCTCTAGGGTAAGGAGTAAAGAATGCGTCGAAGTATTAAAATCAGCAATAAGCGCTATGAGCTTGCAACAAATGCCTATACTCCAATTGCATACAAGAACGAGTTTGGGCAGGATTTTTTCAAGGACCTTTTAGGGCTTTTGAAAAATAAGCAATTGGTAGCTCAATTGAACCAATTAGAAAAAGGTAATGATTTGGTAGCGGAAAGCGTCGATCTATCTCTTTTAGAAGATTTTGATATTACCTTTTTCTATCGTCTATTTTGGGTGTTTGCTAAATCAGGCAATCCTAAAATTAAACCGTTTGATGATTTCTTCATGGAGATGGAAGAATTTCCTCTTGACGAAGTTTGTCCGCTAATGATGGAAATGTTGAACACGGTACTGCAAACAAAAAAGAAACAGACACATCAGAAACAGCAAGCGAAGAAGCCTTCACGGTAGAGTCCTATCTATCTTGTTGCAAGGAAACTGGCTTATCTATTGATGATCTCAAGCACATTTCCATTGGGATGGCTTTAGATTATCAGACAGATTATGTCAATTTGCGTAGCGAAAATAAAACGGGTAGTCGGAAGGCTACCCAAGCTGATTTTGATGCATTTTAGAGAAAAAGCGAGTGCTGAGAGAGCGATTGTGAGGACAAGTTCCTTGAGTTGGCTAGTGTTCTTGGTCATAGAAAACCTCTCAGCGCTCCTTATTTTTTAAGGAAAGGAGGAAATATGGCAGGAAATATCAAAGGGATAAAAATTGAAATCGATGGCGATACCCAGCCCTTACAAAAAGCGTTAAAAGGTGTCAATCAAGAGTCTGCTAACGCAACAAAAGAGCTGAAACAAATTGATAATGCTCTAAAGTTTGATACTGGGAATGTTACCTTACTAACCCAAAAACAAGAAGTCTTACAGAAGCAAGTTGGAACCACTCGGGAAAAACTAGAAACTTTAAGACAAGCTCAATCTCAAGTTGAGGAGCAGTTTAAAAAAGGAGATATTGGCGCCGATCAGTATCGTGCTTTCCAGCGTGAAGTAGAAGTGACTCAAAATGTCCTAAAAGGATATGAGGGAAAACTAGCTAGCGTCAATCAGGCCCTTGAAGGCAACGGGAATGCAACCAAGAATAACCAAACTCAACTGAAAGAATTGCAGAATGAGCAAAAACTACTTGCCAGTGAATCTGAAAAGGTAGTCAGTTCGTTCAAACTGCAAGAAAGCCAGATGGGGGCCAATGCTAGCGAAGCAGACAAGTTAGCATTGGCTGAAAAGAAGATTGGTGCACAGTCCGAAATTGTCGCTCGCCAAATTGAAAACCTTGAGAAGCAATTAGAAATCACTAAAAAAGAATATGGTGAAAACTCAGCCGAAGCTAACAAGATGGAAGCAGAGCTGAATCAAGCTAAGACTGCTTTTAACAATCTCAACGATGAGATGAAGGGGACTAAGTCTGTAGCGGATAGCGCACAAGAAAGCTTGGGTGAGATAGCCAAAGCTGCAAGAGCTGAACTACTCCAACAGTTTAGTGAGAAATTGGGTGATATCTCAGAAAAACTTGTTGACGTTGGGAAAGAAGCTATTGAAGCTGCTGCTTCAATGCAAGCAAGTAATGCCCAATTTAGTACAGTTTTTGGGGATATGGAAGGTCAAGCTAGAGAGGCTCTTAATAATATTGGGAAAGAAATGTCGATTGTACCAGAACGATTGCAAGAAAGCTTCACCCAAATGGCCTCCTTTGCAAAAACATCTGGTCTGGATACAGCTCAAGCCTTAGATTTATCTACTAGGGCAACTAAGGCAGCAGCAGATGGTGCTGCTTTTTACGACAAATCTATTGAAAGTGTTACTGAGAGTCTTCAATCATTTCTTAAAGGAAATTTTGCCAATGATGCGGCTTTGGGGATATCTGCAACAGAAACAACTCGTAACGCGGCAGCAAATAAACTATACGGCAAGTCATTCAAGGATTTGAGCGAAGCGCAAAAGCAATTGACTTTGCTTCAAATGGTTGAAGACGGGAATGAACTTTCTGGGGCACTTGGTCAAGCTGCAAGAGAATCTGACGGATTAGAAAACGTCATGGGGAATCTAAAACAATCTGGAACTAATGCCTTGGCTGCATTAGGTCAACCTCTTTTGGAAATGTTGATTCCTGTTTTTCAAGCTTTAGGAGATATCATAAAAGGTGTGGCTGATTGGTTTGGTACTTTGCCTGGTCCGATTAAAGAATTTATAGTAATCATAGGAGCTGTGGTTACCGCTGTAGGAGTTATAGCACCGATATTCTTGACCATGCAGGCCGCTGCAACAGCTCTTGGACTTTCAATAGGAGGCATGATTGCCGCAGCTCTACCAATCATTGGGACAGCAGCTGCAATAGCGGCCGCAGTGGCAGCGGTCGTCGTCATCTTGAAATACTTATGGGAAACGAATGAAGGATTTCGTAACGCCGTCACAGCTGTGTGGGAGGCTATTTCATCTGTCATCAATACAGTTGTCAATGAAATTTCAAATTTCATCATGAGTATTTTTGGAACGGTTGTAACGTGGTGGACTGAAAACCAAGAGCTAATCCGTTCTATTACGGACGCAGTCTGGACTGGCATTTCCGCTATCATCAGTGCTGCTATGACTGTTCTAGGTCCACTTATAGAAGGAGGATGGAACACCATTCAGATTATCACTTCTACAGTTTGGGAAGTGATTAAAACGGTAGTTGAAACAGCTATCAACGTTGTTTTGGGTATTATCAAGGCAGTGATGCAGATCCTTACTGGTGACTGGTCGGGCGCTTGGGAAACCATCAAGAGCGTCGGAGAAACAATCTGGAATGGGATTGCAAGTGTCATTGGGACTATCTTTAATGGCATAGCGCAGGCATTGTCTAACATCTGGAACACTATCTCAACGGTTGCTTCAAATGTTTGGAACGGCATCAAGTCCACTCTCTCAGGAATATTTAATGGTATTTCAAGCTCGGTCTCAAGTGTCTTTAACGGCATAAGAGATACGATTAGCAATATCTGGAACGGTATCAAATCAACCGCAAGCAGTGTTTGGAATGGTATTAAAGATACAATTAGCAACGCTATTAATGGCGCTAAAGATTTGGTCGGCAGTGCAATTGAAGCTATTAAGGGATTCTTTAACTTTGAATTTAGATGGCCTCACATCCCTCTACCACACTTTAGTATTAGCGGTTCTCTTAACCCAGTTGACTGGTTGAGTAACGGGTTGCCAAGCATTGGCGTAGAGTGGTATGCCAAGGGTGGTATCTTGACCAAGCCGACTGTTTTCGGTTCAAACGGAAATAGCCTGATGGTTGGTGGAGAGGCTGGAAACGAGGCTGTCTTACCACTGAACGAACGAACCTTAGGAGATATCGGTCGTGGAATTGCTCAAACCATGGGAGGTCTGTCTCCTGTTATCAATGTCAGCATCAGCGGAAACAACATCAGTGAAGAGATGGATATCAACCGTATTGCTGATGTTGTCGCTCAAAAGATTGCGGATGAACTGCAACGGAAAACACAACTTAGAGGAGGGCTTATATGATCAAACATAATGAATTGGTGATTGATGGTGTAGCAACTTCCTCTTTTCCTTTTGATGTTATTGTAGAAGAAGCGCCATCCATCGTGATTGCCAATAGCAAAACAAAACTATGGGAGCATGATGGAATCAGCGGAGCCATCCTACAAACCAATCATCATAGAGGGATGGTTGAGAAATCCTACACACTTCACTTAGTCAAACCAAAAGAAGAGGACTTAAACCGTTTCTTGGCTCTCTTTGCCAGGGAGAACTTTTGGCTTGAAAGCGAACGTGTCAAAACAACCAAGATGTGGTGTTACAAGGTGAAAATTTCTGAGACTACTAGAAATCGTGCAGGGTACTATGCGCTTAAAGTCACATTTGAGTGTCACCCTACAAAATTCTTCAAAGCCACGGACAATCAGACCTTTTCAAGAAGTGGAACTTTAAGAACCAAGGGCTCTGCTTTGGCTTTTCCGACAATTATCATAACTGGCCAGAGTACGACTGAGGTTAGTTTTACAGTGGATAGGCAGGTCATTCGCTTAGAAAGACTGTCTGGAAGAGCCATCATGGTAAATAACCCTAACAATCCTAGTTTCTTGGACGGAACAGGTTCTAGAATTAAGTGGACAGGGGATTTTATCGCGATTGACCCTATCAAAAAACAAGATGTTGGGATTGTTCTAGGAGCTGGTATCAGTTCCATGACGATTGAAACCGTATGGGGGTGGGCATAATGCTATATTTGCTTGAAAGTGATACTCGTAACGTTAAATGGAACGGTATTCCACTGCATGAAGCGACTTCAGCAATCATCAAAGAGCAAATGAATGGGGATTTTATCCTTACTGTTCGCTACCCTATCACCGACTCTGAGATTTATCAACTTTTCCGTGAAGATATGTTGATTAAAGCACCAGCTCCTGTGATTGGTCCGCAGTTGTTCCGCATCAAAAAGCCAGTAGAGAATGATGATCATTTAGAAATCACTGCTTATCATATAACTGACGACGTCATGCAGCGGTCTATCAATCCTCTGTCTGTCAACAAGCAGAGTTGTTGGCAGGCTCTTTCTCAATTGGTACAAGTTGCTAAGTCTCCTATCAATGATTTTTCATTTACCAGTGATATCACAGACAGGAGAACCATCAACACAAAAGAGGTAGAAACACTCTACAGCGTGTTAATGGATGGTGCTCACTCAATTGTGGGAACATGGGAAGGAGAGATGGTTCGGGACAATTTCGCTATCTCAATTAAGCGAAACCGAGGAGAGGACAGAGGCGTTATCATCTCTACCCACAAAAACCTAAAATCCTATCAACGAACCAAAAACTCACAAAATGTTGTTACTCGGATCCATGCTAAGTCTACATTTAAGGCAGAGGGTGCCAAGGAAGATACAACGATTGCCATAACGGTTGATAGTCCGTTAATTGGTGCCTACCCTTACATCAACGAAAGAAGTTATACAAATAATAACATTCAGACCGTTGATGAGTTGACAAAGTGGGCTAGCGCTAAATTTACTAACGAACACATAGATAAGGCTACAGATGCCATCAAGATTGAAGCCTATGAACTTGATGGGCAAACTGTTCACATGGGCGATACAGTCAACCTGAAAAGTTATAAGCACAATGTGGACGTTTATAAGAAAGCAATTGCCTATGAGTATGACTGTCTGGCAAACAACGGCCAGGGAGCCTATCTGACTATTACCTTTGATGACAAAGTGAAATCAGGGGGAAATGGTGGCGGATTGTCAGCAGTAGCAAACGCAATCTTGGACAAGCAAGAGACACAATTTGATATTATGCTGGAGCGTGCGATTGCTAACGCTGACCGTGCTTTTGATGCTGAATTTGCCAAGCGTGAGAAAGCTATCACGGATGCCATCGAGCAGTACAAGGCTAAGGCGGAAGAATTTGGCGCTAAAATCCACGAGGAAATGGAGAAAGAGCGTCCTGAGTTCGTGAAACGTATCCGTGAGGAACTCATGAGCGGTGCGGACTCAATCGCTGAACTGAGTAAGAAACTAGAACAGGTCAGCGAGACCGCAAGGGTCAACGCTAGTCTGATTGGTGGTGATGGCAATACCCAGTACAACAAGAACCGTTTGAATGGTGGCACGGCCAAAAAAATCAGTTATGGAACTGATTTTGTAGAGGTCGGACATAATGGAGAAGGCTTTGAGCTAGGAAAAAGCTATGTGATCAGTTGGTCAGCAACCTGCACACCTTACGGTAAGACAGATGTAACTGTGGTGGTCAACAAGACACCGTTCTATGGTGGACACGTCCATTTAGCGCCTGCTAATTCGGTCATGCCAGAGATTGATAAAGACCTTGTACAGAAAGAAGAGAAGGTCTTGGCAGTCTACTATGGCGCTTATCGTCTGACTTTCTCAGGCGATTGGTATCAGAATGTAGAGCAGTCTGTGACGGTTGACAATCAGACAAGACGGATTGAACTAGCGCCAGTCTACAAGACGGTAGCTGACGGGCAAAATGCAAGATATGAGGGAAGTTGGAGCGAGAATCCAACTTTTATTTTTGATGGAGGTAAAACATGACAGAAACAACGCCTGAAGTAGTGCCCATCAGGGTACGACATAAACGGATGCCAGCTAGTGAGTGGGCAAGCAGTGACTTTGTGTTGTATGACGGAGAGTTAGGTATCGAGAGCGACACAGGCAAGGTCAAGGTCGGAAATGGGCGTGACCGATTTTCAGCCTTACAGTATCTTACAGGACCCAAAGGTGACCGTGGCGAACGTGGGGAAACAGGACCACGAGGAGCAGACGGTGTCATGCGATTCGAGAACCTGACGAGTCAACAGAGAGAAGGGCTGAAAGGCGCACAAGGTCCACAGGGGGCGAGAGGTCCGGCAGGACCAACAGGCCCAGCGGGTCCAGCAGGAGCAGTAGGACCGAAAGGTCCAGAAGGTCAACGAGGCCCCCAAGGAAATGCAGGTCCAGTAGGACCGGCAGGCCCCAGAGGTGCGAACGGAGCAAGAGGCGCGGATGGTGCGCCTGGACAGAACATCATCAATCAAAATGGTGGGCAGCCGATGAAGTATTGGGCTGGCACAAGATCTCAATATGACGCGATTCCTAACAAGGATAGTAATACTATCTATGACATCTATAGTAATTCGTAGGAGGTAGTATGGCTAGAGAAGGAATTTACGTGGGAGATAAGGAAGTTGTTGAAAGATACATAGGAGATAAGCTAATCTGGAAAAAATACAGATTTCGAATTGTAAACACTTTGTCATTGACTATATTAAATATTAACTATCAGTCAGCTACTTTAGACTTTTACACTCGATTCTCGTACCGATATGTAGGATTAAACTCAGGGTACTACTATTTGAGGATAGAAGAAAAGTTCGTCAAAGTATATGCCTATAATTTATCAACACCTAGTCCATCTTTTGTGTTTTTACTAGGTCAAAATGAAGATGCAGGAGTAGATGAAGCAAGTAAGCGTCAAGCTTTATCTGATTTGACACGAAACTGGTTTAGAAATGATTATAAAGATATTGTTTTATATGACAGAATGAGGTAACACATGGACATTACCATTCAAAACGTCCGTTCGCCTGCTCTTGAGCATAACGGACGGTATTATAAGATATTTCAGCCACGGACACGAGATGAACTGCTGAAATTGCATCATATGGGTTGCGTGGGTGACACGGTGTTGACGGATATCCAGCTAGAGCAGGGGGATTTCCCTACTAGCTTCGTGGAACCTACTGTCACGCAACGCACCCTATCAGGTCTCTTCAAGGATATGCGTTCTATCGAACTGGAACTGACAGACCCAAACAGCACCCTGTGGGGCAAAATCCAGCAGAACAATCAAGGAGCGCTGACCCAGTTCTTTGATACAAATGTCAAGAGCGCCATCGCGCAGACGGCTAGAGAAATCAGACAGGAAGTGCGAGACGCTGCTAACAGTGCGAGGGTACAAGTGACGCCTGAAGGTGTGACCATCGGCTCTACTACCTTAACTGGTGAGCAGTTAGCTTCTACTATTTCCACGAGTCCGAGAGGAGTTGACATCATCGCTCCACATGTTCGAGTACAGTCAGATATGTTGGTAGATGGTGCAGTAACTGCTAGGAAGATGGCCGCTGGTTCTGTCACTGCTGACCATATCCAAGCTGGTGCTATCACGGGCGATAAAATCAGCGTAGATGATGCCCTGATTCGGAGCCTGACCGCTAGAGATGCCTTAATTGACAAGCTAACATCTAAGGAAATCTTCACAACTAAGATTGAATCAGTTGTATCTAGTTCAACTTTCCTACAAGCCTATCAAGGTGAAATTGGAGGTTTCACAATTGGTCGTTTTGACCAAGGAAGAGGTCGCTGGATTTCTGGTATCAACCAATTCTCAGTTGGTATGGGAAACGGCGAAGGCGGAAGTTATAATGGAGAGAATACTGCTTTTTGGGCTAATTGGGGCTATAGTTGGGATAGACCTGGGCCTAATGCTTGGTATGTAACAACATCAGGGAATATGTATTGCAGAAACGGAGCAGACTTTCACGGTAAAACGGATTTCTCCAAAACATCAAGTTCTAATTTTTATGGAACGACTTATTTTGAAAACTCTCCAACATTCAAAAACGGAATCCATATGTACGAGCAAGATATTTTGGGAAATGGCGGAAGCCCCCGTGAAGGAAACCAAAATAAGGTTGTATGGTGGAATCAGGTCGGAGATGGAACTGTTAAACACTGGATAGATAAGAAATCAGACAGACGTTTGAAGGAGAACGTCATGGATACAGCTGTAAAAGCCTTGGATAAAATAAACCAGCTTAACTTGGTCGCATTTGATTTCATTGAGAGCAAGAAACACGAAGAAATCGGTTTGATTGCTCAAGAGGCTGAGACAATCGTTCCAGAAGTTATCTCACGAGACCCTGAGAATCCAGATGGCTATCTGCACATCGACTATACCGCTTTCGTCCCCTACTTGCTGAAAGCCGTCCAAGAACTGGACCAGAAAATCAAAGAAATGGAGAAACTACATGGATAATCACACAATCGACAAGCTTGTCGCTGAGTCGCTCGCTAACCGCTTGGCTGAGGGCGAATTGGGACGTGCATATTTGGAAGCATACTATACGCTAACATTGGCCGAATTACAGGCCTTTAAAGCGGTGCTGGAATATGACCCAGCACTTAAAGAGTTATTTGAAGAAACGCAAGCTAAAATGAAAGGAACTAACTAATGACTTACAAATTAACAGGAAGCCCGATTTTAAAAGGGGAAAAGAATGTCACAATCGTAACTATTGAGAAGGAAGAAACTGGTCGCTACAGCTATGAGCGTGTTGAATTGCCAGGTAATCGAACGCAGGATAATGAAGAGGTGCTGATTCAAGCAGTTTTAGACTTTATTAGAACTGAGTTTGACCCGACAAATGCCATCGTGACTGCTCAAGCGAAATTGGAGCAGACTTTGGCTAAATTGGAACAAGCCGAGCAGAAACTGGCTGAGACAGAAACTAAGCAGACGGCTACAGACCAAGAAGTTAAGCATAATAAAGCTGAAACAGACCGCTATGGTAAAATCATCCATGCGGTCGTTTTAAATGCAGTAGCAGGCAAGACAATCGCCTACGGAACCAACTACAAAGAATTGGTTGAGTTGATTCCACTTGCTGAAGTTGGTAAACGCTACATGGCACATGACTTGATTACCATTGAAGACCCAGCGCACGTTGAAGTGGACGGAGAAGGCAAACGTATTTTGGTTCAGTTGAATAAGGAATTTACTTACAACGGTGAACCTGTCAGCGATTTTGCCCGAAATGGTCGCCTTGAAATGGACGGAACAGGCGCAGCATGGAAGTACGAACCTAAAGGATAGAGGTGCCTATGGACGTCTTACAATCAACAGAGCATTTCTTCATGAACGTTTTACCAGTTGCAACACCAATCGTTGTGGCTTGGCTGGGTTATAAAATGCCGAAGAAATCAAAGGAACTAACAGACCAAATCATTTCTGAATTGGACGATGTTAAAGGGAAAATCAAAGATGTCCAAGAAACTGCATGCGACAGCAACACTAAAATTGACGAAGTACAAGCGAAGCTAAAACTGCACGACGAAGCGCACCTTGTTACGATGAGGATGCGCCTCGATCGTGATATTCGCAGAGCTATCCGCCGTGGATTTACTACCAAGGATGAGTTCTATGTGGTCGAGAACATGCACAATAGCTATAAGGCTCTTGGTGGAAATGGCTATATTGACCATTTGTACAACAATTTTGAAGTGTTGCAAATCAGAGATGACATCTTAGTTGAAGATGAGAAAGGGGCGCAGAATGGTCTGTAATCTCAATACGACCAATCTTGCTCAGGTTGATGGCGGTTACCTCATAAAACAAGGTGATGTAGCTTCTATCTTTGGATTCGTCCTCTTGGATGAAGATTATCGAGCCGTTTCCTCTCTGGAAGGGGAGGTGGCGACCGTTAGTCTGACCATGGACAAGTACCAGTGGAAGAAGAAGGCGACTGTCACGAACTCAAGCGTGAATTTTAATCTGGACGCTATCTTGCCAATTGGGAAATACCGCTTAGAAATCAGCGCTGGCGGATATATTTTTCCGAGCGATAAGACGACGCATATCAAGGTAGTTGCTTCAGACAAGGAATTGGTCACAGAAGAAGTCCATGCTCTTAAGGAGCTGGATATCGCAGAAGAAGTAAAAAAACAGCTTGCAGAAAGACCTGCAAGCGATGGTGGAGTATGTCCGGAATTTCCCGATCTACTCTTCTTTTATAATCTCGGAAAGGTATAGAAAAAAATGGAAACTACAAAATTAACAGAATTTGCCCGCACATTGGGAGAAGATAACAAACGAGTTAACGAAGAATTGAAAACCAAGGTTAGCACATCAGCAATGACGCAAGCTATCTCACAGGCAGTTACTCAAGCTAAAACAGAAGTAAAAGCTGAAATCTTGGGTGAAGGAACGCCTGAGAATTTGGACACGATCAAAGAAATCGCAGACAAAATCACAAGCATGGGCGATGACGCTGGTGGCGCACTTTTAGGCAAAGTAACCGAAGTCAGCGGACGTGTAGACCAGATTGCCAATGTTGACTTGGTCGCAACCTATAACGCAGCGAAAGCGTGATGGCTATGAGTAACCTTGAAAATCTAGCAACAGCTATTGGTACAGATATCAAGGATATCAAGACGCAAACCGCAAACTCTCAAGCAAAGATTTCAGCCAATACAGAGGCTATTGATCGCATCGCCACTCAAATGAACAGTCTTGCGACAAAATCAGAGGTATACAATGATACTGAAATCAAACAACGCTTGATTACTCTTGAAGCTAAGCACTACTTAACGGAACACCAATCACTTACCCACCTTGTTACTAACGGTGATTTTGACTATTTTAAACAGAATCTTAGATTTGAATTGAATGATTTTAAGGGTGAATTGCTTGCTAAAGTAAATCATTTTCAGGACACAGAGTGGATTGAAGTTGCAGGTGAAGAATACACAGGAGGAAACATTGTACATCTAAGACGAATAGGTGATGTCGTTTATGTTTCTATAAGCAATAAACATAATAGCAATTCAAGTTTATCCTTAAAATACAACGATGAAGAACAAAGTTGTGTTTTATTAAAAATGCCTGCGCCGATAGGATTTAACCCAACTAAAACGATTGTGCAACCAGTATTCCATTCAGAGAATTACATTATTTCGAACCCAGAACATAGTAAAAGTATAGGATTAGCTGTATTAAAAGTAGAAAATGAAGAATTAACAATAAAACTGTATGGAGAATATTTTAAAAATAATGAATCGGATGCATATATTAATTATTTTTCATACTTCACAAGAGATGATTTTCCAGACCTCAGGTAAACATAGAAAGGAATTTAACAATGACACAATTTAATGAATTGATTATCGCTTTTGCGACAGGCTTTTTAGCAGTAGCAGTAGGAAATATCGTAAAAGCAGTAAAAGATTATCTTTTACGAAAAGGTGGAGAAAAGGCGGTAAAAATCGCTGAAATCCTAGCTAAAAATGCAGTCCACGCCGTTGAGCAAGTCGCAGCTGAAACAGGCTACAAGGGTGATGAAAAGCTAGAGCAAGCTCGTGATAAAGTCCGCTCTGAGCTGACCAAATATAATATCAGTATGACCGATAAGGACTTGGATACCTTTGTTGAGTCTGCCGTGAAGCAGATGAATGACGCTTGGAAAGGGGAATGATCATGAATATTGATACAAGTAGACTACGCACGGATTTGCCGATTGTTGGATTTGAGCCTTTCCGTCAGGTTCACGCCCACTCAACAGGCAACCGAAACTCAACCGCTCAGAACGAGGCGGACTACCACTATAGAAAGGACCCTGGACTTGGGTTCTTTTCTCATGTCGTTGGAAATGGCCGTGTTATGCAGGTAGGTCCTGTAAACAAGGGAATGTGGGACGTTGGTGGCGGTTGGAATGCTGAGACCTATGCAGCGGTTGAATTGATTGAAAGTCATTCAACTAAAGAAGAGTTCATGACAGACTACCGCCTTTATATCGAATTGCTACGAAATCTAGCAGATGAAGCAGGCTTGCCTAAAACTCTTGATACAGACGACTTGGAAGGTATCAAAACGCATGAATACTGTACCAATAACCAGCCGGATAACAGTAGCGACCACGTTGACCCGTATCCTTATCTTGCGAAATGGGGTGTTAGCCGTGAACAGTTTAAGCGAGACATTGAGAACGGGTTAGGCTCTGAAACAGGTTGGCAGAAGAATGATACAGGCTATTGGTATGTACACTCAGACGGCTCTTATCCAAAAGACAAGTTTGAGAAAATCAACGGAACCTGGTATTACTTCGACGGTTCAGGCTACATGCTTGCAGACCGCTGGAAGAAGCATTCAGACGGCAACTGGTACTGGTTTGATAACTCAGGCGAAATGGCCACAGGCTGGAAGAAAATCGCTGACAAGTGGTACTATTTCGATGTAGAAGGTGCCATGAAGACGGGTTGGGTCAAGTATAAGGATACATGGTACTACCTTGATAGTAAGGGCGGAAACATGGTATCTAATGAATTCGTCAGAGCAGGTCAAGGCTGGTATTACATTAAACCAGACGGAACAATGGCAGAAAAGCCAGAGTTCACAGTTGAGCCTGATGGGCTCATTACGACGAAATAATTTTAAAAAATAAAATAAAAGGAAAACTTTTCTAAAATGGTATCTACCGCAGGCTACGGCTTGCGGTTTTTTGTTTTGTTTAAAAATAAAAACAGTGAAATTACTCACTGATCCTTTTGTAAACTATTAGAATGAAATTGTAACCTTCTCAACTATACGGGCAAAGATGATTATGAAAATGAATACGAAGATGAATACGGTTTAAAAAAACGATAGCAATTAATGAGAATGATTTTAACGAAAAATAAGTAAAAAATGAACTATTGACAAGCAATGGCAAGTATTTGAAAACGTTGGTCACTTATAGTACAATAGGTTTAAATTCTTAAGAAAGTTGGTTCTTTATTGGAAACGCTAGTATTTTCAATCTCCGTTTTTCTAGCAGGGGTATTGTCCTTCTTTTCTCCTTGTATTTTTCCACTTCTGCCAGTTTATGCTGGAATTTTGCTGGATGATCAGGAAAGCGCAAAAAGTTTTTCCTTGTTTGGGAGAAAAGTTGCTTGGTCAGGTTTGATTCGAACACTTTGCTTTATCGCAGGTATTTCACTCATTTTCTTTATTCTAGGATTTGGTGCTGGTTACTTTGGTAATATTCTCTATGCCAATTGGTTTCGCTATACCATGGGTACGATTATTATTATTTTGGGCCTTCACCAGATGGAAATTTTTCATTTTAAGAAATTAGAGGTTCAAAAAAGCTTTACTTTTAAGAAATCAGAAGCCAATCGTTATTGGTCGGCCTTTTTACTCGGTATTACTTTTAGCTTTGGTTGGACGCCTTGTATCGGTCCAGTTTTAAGTTCTGTTTTAGCACTTGCGGCTTCTGGAGGCAATGGTGCTTGGCAAGGAGCGATCTATACCTTAATTTACACTCTGGGGATGGCCATTCCTTTCTTGGTCTTGGCTCTAGCTTCAGGTGTAGTAATGCCTTATTTTAGTAAAATCAAGCGTCATATGATGCTACTGAAGAAAATTGGTGGTTTGCTCATTATTTTAATGGGAATTTTGTTACTATTAGGACAAGTAAATGTTCTAGCTGGAATTTTTGAATAAAGGAGAACAAATGAAAAAAGTAATATTTGCTGGCTTAAGCCTCTTGTCATTAGTTGTATTGATGGCCTGTGGTGAGGAAGAAACTAAAAAGACTCAAGCAGCACAACAGCCAAAACAACAAACGACTGTACAACAAATTGCTGTTGGGAAAGAGGCTCCAGATTTTATCTTGCAATCTATGGATGGCAAAGAAGTTAAGTTGTCTGATTATAAGGGTAAAAAGGTTTATTTGAAGTTTTGGGCTTCCTGGTGTGGTCCATGTAAGAAAAGTATGCCTGAGTTGATGGAATTAGCTGCAAAACCAGATCGCGATTTTGAAATTCTTAGTGTCATTGCACCGGGTATTCAAGGCGAAAAAACTGTTGAGCAATTCCCACAATGGTTCCAAGATCAAGGTTATAAGGATATCCCAGTTCTTTATGATACCAAAGCAACCACCTTCCAAGCTTATCAAATTCGAAGCATTCCTACAGAATACCTAATTGATAGTCAAGGAAAGATTGGAAAGATTCAATTTGGTGCTATCAGTAATGCGGATGCAGAAGCAGCTTTTAAAGAAATGAACTAGCATAGATAAAGAGAATCTGATTACAAATTTCATGGTATAATAGATGGTAACCGTAACGTTGCCGTCTTTTTTGTCGGCCAATAGAAAGAGAAGAGAATGTTAAAGAAAAATGATATTGTAGAAGTTGAAATTGTTGATTTGACCCACGAAG